CAAAGAGCTCTAAGCTCGTCGCTTCTGGAGAATCTTTAATTTCTGGGAACATCTCCTGAATCTTCATGAAGTCTGAATCTATGTGGAAAGCGTTTGTAACCAGGTCTCTAGATCGGGCCTGGGACTGAGGATACCATTTGTTTATCAGGACGTTAAGTGATGCATTTTTGGTGTTTAGAGGGGCAGTCTGAAGAACAATGTTTTGTTGGTACGACCTACTCCGAAAAGGGCTAGAACAGAGCCTTCCTGCAGGGTCACGAACAAGAAGCGTGGTTGCTAACGTATGGGAAAGTGTAACCAAGGCACCATCGCAGAACAGAATGCGCTCCAGTCTCACTCGAGAAATTCTGTAGTCTTTATCTTCTTTGAGAAAATCAGAAACGCATGTCACAAATTCTTTCAGATCAAGGGGTTCAGTTTCAGAATACCTTCGAGTTTTCCCTATGTAACATACATTGGAGGATGACATCTTAACCATTCGGATCAAGTTAGAAATGTCGTTTTCATACGAAAAAGCTACTTTAGATTGATGGGAATAAACTCTGTTCATTAGCTTAGTCAGAAGATCATTTTTGTTGTTTGGATCCACAAAAGCAATCCAGGGGTCCTTTTCCAATTTCTCTTTTACCTCTTCCCGAGATTCACATCCTATTTCTTTGATGTTATGGATTAATGTATCAATTCGAGAGTTGAGGCGAACTAGGAAATTTACTGAGATACTGGAGAATTCCGGCTCGTCTACCTCATGATTGTCTAAGTCTAACTCACAGGAGTTGATGCGGCACAGAGCGCTAATGTAACGTTCTTCAACGTCAGGCCTTAGTATCCTTATAGACTGTACGGACTTCACCCCAACAAACATTTCTAAAGTGGTAAAGAAGGGGTTTCCTCCTAATTCGATAGGCAACAGTGTACGAATGATATCGGTCTTTGCAAATCTTTTATCCAGATTATATATATTTTCAAGAGACTTGTACCCTGTAATCTGGAAAAGCAAAGCATTAGCTTCAGGTAGTCCTTTATAAGCTAGTGCTTGAACACCATTCATCATTGACAAGACATCTGATTCATAACTTATAGCTTTTGCTGCTGAGCTCAAAGATTTATAGTCTATAAAGCTACGAGGAACAAAAACCCCGTCGATAAGGTAATGAGAGTTAAACTCCGAATCCTCCAATGACTTCATGGTCTTTTTCTCACTTTCCTTACAGTTGGTGAGGAGCCCTGTAACATCATTAATAATGCATATCCTAGTCACAGTTACTGCTGCCTCCAATTTGCGGGCAAGGGCGTCACGCTCAGTGGTCTTCACTAACATTGCCGTGTGCTTGTCATCAGAGCTGACCATATGTGCCATCTTCGCTTCAAACTTAACAGATTCGCAAGTCTCTACTAAGTAATCCACTAATGCGACTCGGCCGCAAGCTACAGACGTAGAACACAGATTGCATATTCCTTGCATCATTCCTATCAGGAGCTGAAAAGATGTCTTCCCGGTTCTCTTAAATTCCATGATTACATCATACAAGGCCTTGTTAGATTTGAATTTCTCAGGGTTGAAGTCTCTAGTCCAAAATATTAGCAGTTCTTTGGGAACTTCGATAATTTTGGAACTCATCCTGAATACCCCCATGAGGAAATAACGGAAAAATGGCTCGTTTTCCCCTGTAAAAAAACACCTAAGGAGGATTAAGAAAGACAGTAGGTTGTGTGAAGGACCCCAGCGAGTATGGTCGCAGTTGTCAAACATGGCAAACCACCTTTCATGATCGTCCTTTTTGAAGCTTTCTCTCTGTTCTGTGCGGAACCGTTTTACTGTGTCGCCTTGTATTTTCGCTTTCCTGGATGCTTTAGTGATCATCTCCTCTTCAAAGTACTTACAAATAGATTCAGTCATGCGC